CACTGCTTATCAGCATCGCACACGAGCTAGAAAAACAAGTGCGCATTGGATCAACTTTATTATCCCGTTGAGAGTAGTAAGGTACTTTTAACTTGATACCTTTTTGTGCTTTTAAAACAGGCTCGTCGACATCGTTGATTATCTTCCAGTGATCAGGCCAAATCCACCACTCTTGCTCGACGTTGTTTTCGAGAAATACTCGATGGTGCCGTTCGCCGGTATACATGCGGATTTCAGTCCACTGCCACGCTGACCCTTTAGGTACATACAACTTTTGCTCAGGCTTCAGAAGACTTGAATCGACAGGACGAGCTTTGAGATATGTATCTTTCTTCGCGTATATGCTTCTTTTCAACAGAGGGTGCTTTGCTTCCTTTAAAAATAACTTCTTCTCCTCTTCACGTCTTCGTACAAGACCGGGGACAGGTTCGTCTGAACCTGCCTTGACCCAGCGACCAAATTCATTGGCAACAATCTCTCTAGAAGTATTTTCATTGAGTAATCTAAGAAGCGTAGAATTTATAAAAGCTGTGCTACCAATATTGAATACAAAGCTAACTAAAGCGTCATATTCGTTCTGATTAATTCTTACTGTTACGAAGGAATTTACACATTGTTGAAAACTTTCAGTGTCTTCTAAAAGTAAAACTTCCGCTTCTTCTTCAGTAATTTTTTGATTTGGTTTTACATCAGGACCAGTATGGCCGTAGCCAATAGTATCGACACCAGCTACGCACTTGTAACTGATCAATCTCAAGCCTTCGAATTTTTTGATCAGGTCAAGACCTTTTGCGCTTAACCTCATGCCTACGTCTCTTGCTATTAGTTATTTTGCTTCGGAATTTATCGACAAACAAGCAGATTGCTGAAGCTCCACAACCAGTAACAAACGCTTCCATCCAGAAAGGTCCAAAGTGTGTCGGATGGGTCGCTAAATCAGCAACAAATGTCAGAAAACCTGTGAGAACTACACTCTGTAAACGCGTTGGATTTGATAAAAACAGTAAGACCGTCGAGTAAAAGACTGCTGTCCGCATACCTACCGTATATGCGATTACAACGTGCTTCCAGGTAACTATAGAGAGATCGCCCTGCGTCATAGCAAACATGCAGGGAAGCCACGCCTCTCCGAACTTTTCTGGAAAGGCGTTAACAGCGTTAGCAAGCCTTCGAATCACGCAGCTGTATATGTCACTCGATAGACGCAGGGGGAACGATCAGTTTTTTCGACGTAGAGATAGTTTTCGATCGAAGCTCCGACTGAAAATGTAAAGGAAACGTCCTGGCGGTTAGAAATCTTAGGTGCTTTAACTTCACCCATGATGCTTCCGTCAGTACCGCTTCGAATATAAACACGGCTCACAGCAGAAGAACCTGCTTGAAGTGTCACAGTGCCAGTTCCAGTCGCAGTCGAAGTTACGGCGTAGAGATCAGCACGTCCTTCGGATCCTTCCGAAGTATCTTCGGTTGTGGAGTTTACATTAATGTTGCCGCCATCGTCAGTGCGGTACTGCCTAAACCGAGTAATACCCTCAGGGTTAGCGCCGAGCTCTCGGTTAAAGTTGAATTCGGCCACGATTAATCATCACTGTTTAAATTAATAATAGCGCAGTCGTTTAAGATATAAAAACAGGAATATTTTTTCAAAATGACGGGTAAAAGGGACTTAAGCACAGCAAGAGAATGGGGACGTGAGATCCTTAAAACTCACGAGCTCCAGGCATACGATTCATCAAGCCAAGATGCTGTCCTCCCTGTCTTAGACACCACAGAGATCCAAGCGGACGCACAACCTCGGAAAATGTCCATCTCGGGCATTATGAATACTGCTATAGCAGCGGGTATTGTCGCTCCAGCAGCTTCTGGTTCTGCTCCCTTTAACGGTGAACTCAGCTTTGCAGGCGGTATCACATTAGATAACACTGTGAGCGGTGTGTACACTCTGAGAGGTGCAGGATCAAACGACGCAGCGTTAGTCCTCAACTGCTCAGTCAACACCCACGGTGTGACGATCCAAGCTCCTCCTCACTCAGCAGGCGCTACATACATCATTGTGCTTCCTGAGAGCCAAGGTGCGGCAGGTCAGGCTTTGCGTAACGACGGTAGCGGAAACCTCTACTGGGGCTAGATTTGCAGTGACTTAATTCTCATGGAACAATCCAAAGTGACTTACAATCGTGTAAACGCTTTAATGTATGAGCTAATACTTTTTATATCACGTTTTTCACCTGGCATTAAGCTTAACCCTTGGGTACGTAGAGCCCTGATCTACTGCGTTGATGATTGGGCCGAGTTTAGGACTCGAATCGTGATGGCTGAAATAGACAGAGATATCGAGGATATACATAGAGCATGGGACGAAGAACAAAAACAAGATATGTTTACTTATAGCGAGGGTCCTTCAGACGGATCTAAAGCACAAGAACTTCTTGGTGGTCCGATGCAACTCAGCTTCAAATGGTCCGAGAAGCCACGTGAGTCCGATCTGGACTTTTAGCCCTTACTTTTCTTGTATTTACGGGATTTTGCCTTAGCTGATTTACGTACACAATTCGGTACGTTTCTCCCGTTTTTCTTCTTGTAGCCTTCCTGGACGTAACCGTCCCAACAGGTTCCTTGCTTAGCCATTTTTCTTAGATGCTTTGTACGCACGAGCTTTTTTGCCTGCCCGTTTGGCTGTTTCAGTATTCGCTACATGAGTATTTACCGGTTTACCTCGCGTAGCTCTCTTTTTCTTTTCATCCGTGGCTTTACGCTCTTCAGCGGACATTGAAGCCCACGCGGACTTCGGGAGATACCGCTCAGTGCGGCCTTTTTCTCGTGCTTTATCAGCCATAGAGTTCTTCCTCCTCGAACGACTCAAATAAGGGGCAAGGTTCCTCGAAAAGAACAGCGTTTCTCATGGCTAGGACTCGGGCGAGAAGACCCTTGATATCTTCTTCAGTCATTTTTTCTTCTTTTCGTACTCTTCACGGGTTTGCCAGTCTTCCTTACCCCATTTTGTAAGTTTATTTTTTTCTGATTTTTTGCCTTCGTACTTTCCTCCCATTTCTTTGTAGTATTTTGTCGCTAACTGCATCGCACGTGCAGAGTGACCGCCCATTTTCTTGCGTGCTTTGGCCTTTGCACGAGCCCATTTTTCAGGGTGTTTCTTCTTCGCAGTTTCAGCCATTGCGAGAAAGCCTTTCTCTTATCTTATCGACTTTTTTGAGGATTTTTTGAGCGGTTTCTCGGTCAGGACAATCCCAGGCTCTGGCATTGATTTTGACCAATTTCTTGAGTTGTTTTTTACGACCCATTAGTCCCTCCCGCTGGTGTTTCGTTCGTCTTTTTTCCCACGCTCTCGCTCAATTTTGTACTTCTGGGCGCGAGTTTTTGCGCGAGTGGCTTTACTCATTTCGCCCCGTCGATCACCTTTTTTTGTGGCTTCGACAGTACCTTCTTTAAGATCTCCAGACTTCTGAAGTGTCTTAGTCGCAATTGCGTAGGCAGAAGATTTCTCCATGCCAGGGTTTTCCTTCATGATGCTTTTTACAGCGTCTTCAAGAATTTGTGGCATGATGTTATCGGTCTATAGTTACATTGTAGCTGGTCAAAACCTATGGATTTCCTTATCAACAATTGGGGTGAAATTGTCGGTCTAGCTGGCGCGATTCATTTTCTCGCCCTGGCAGTAGTTAACCTGACTCCCACGCCAAAAGATGACGAAGCGTATGCTCGTTTTTACAAGGTGGTCGAAAAATTAGCCGGAATCATCACCAAAGTGGCTAAAAAGTGATTACGCGGCTTCTGGAAGCAGGAGCGTCTCGAAGTCCATCCAATTGGTAAAAACGGGAGGAGAGGTTTCCACTTCTCGCTGGTTTACCCAGTCGAGAATTCTTTCCTCCCTTTCAAGGGTCCAAAAATCCTGGCTGCGGAACCACGTAAACCACTGTGCGTCAGATTTGACGAGGTTACACTCACCGCAACAACCCACCAAGTTGTGTTTATCTGTCGTACCGCCTTTCGACTGCGCTACAACGTGGTCTAATGTGCTTGGTTTAGGACGTCCGCAGTACGCACATTCAGGCCATCTATCCAGAATGCTTCGTCGAAATCGCTTGCGGGCAGAACGTTTTTGTAAACAACAAAGGTTGAATAACAAGTCGTTCTCGCTCACAAGCATGTGCGCGTCTGAATATATTCTACCCGAATATTGCCGTTAAAACTGATATTTAAATTGTGTCAAGAATAAGGAGACCAGAAGAAGAAACTGCTTTAGCTACAGGACCCCAAGAGTAGTCTCCTGCCGTCCAACTCGAAGGTTGAGTTGCAGTCGTGGTAAAACCACTTGCACTCGGATCAACGTAATAGAAATAACCCGTAGATAAACCGGCGTTACTGTAATTAAGGGATCTAGGAGCGTTAACTTTCACAGAATCTCCGCTTGCCACGGTGGAGTTAGCGGTTCCGATGAAGTTGTTTACACCGCCTAATGTGGGGATTGCAGCTTCTCCCGGACCACTCGCAATAGCGGCGACAACATAAGAATTATCTCTATAAGAGATAATTACAACACCTTGGTCAGGATCATAAGCAATACCTCCAGGATAAGTAGCTGCGAGTGATGCAAAAACAGACGTTCCTGTAAAGCTGATTGTATTACCTGAAAGACTTCCTACTACACCCGTACCATAATCGCTGTTGTTCACGTCATTGGTTGCAATAACGTGTCTTTGATTAACGGGGTCATAAATAGCTACGTTATCTTTACTTCCTGAATTAAAAACAACTGCCGAAACTGGGAATGAAATAGAGTTTGTGCTCGCATCAACAGTGCCCACACGGGCTGTTCCGTTATTGTTGCTATCATCCGTATAGTAAATTACTGTTCGATCCTCGTTTGGATCGTGAACAACTGCAGGATATCTAGTATCTGTCGATTGAAACAGAACAGGAGTACCATAGCTTATGGTGTTCGTAGCACCTCCGGTGACATTACCTACAACTGCATACCCATAACTTGAAGCTGAAGTGTCCCTATAAGCAACGACTACTCTGTCATTAGTGCTGTCATAAGCAGATACAACATAATCTGGATTATTTGAAGTAAAAGTGGCTTCTGCTCCGAATGTAATAGTGTCTGACCCCAGACCAGCAGCAGTTACTTGACCAACTTTAGACTTACCTCCATTACTCAAAAGGCTATAGCTGACGACAACACGTTGCGAAGTTGAGTCGTAAATAGCATTACAATAGGTAGTCGTAGTGCTACTAAAAATAACGGCAGAACCGAACTCAATTTGAGTTGCTGATGAATACACCTGACCAACTTTGCATGTACCATAAAGACTGTTTCCGTCGTCTCTATATACATACACAACTCTATTAGTAGATGGATCAAATACCATATCTTGTTGCACACCTTGGGTAGCCCAAGTGTTTTGTGATTGATTAGTTATAGTTTTACCACTAACTGTATTTACAGTAATTATGTTGGCGTTATCGGTAGATCTAGAATAACCAGTAATAAGCCGGTCATTCAGAGTGTCGTAACAACTTATGTGGTAACCACCTGCTGCTGCAAGAAGATTTAGCGCAGATCCATATGACCTGGAGTTAGGACTGCTGGAAACTGAACAAGCAGCAACTTTACCTGCGTCATCCAAACCAACAGGATTACCGGCCTGAATAGTACTAGAAGCAGTAAGAATTACAGCACTACTTCCTACGAAATTAGCTGCTTCACTTAAAGCAGCGTTACCAGAAGCAAGTGCAGTAGTTGCATCAACTAAACCTGCCACGCCGCTGGCTAAAGCAGGAACTGCATCAACTAAGGCAGCATTACCTGACGCTAAAGCAGCATCAGCAGTAACAAGATCGGCACCATCCATGCCGACAGTGTCACCGACAAAAATCAAACCGCTGGGGTTAGGCGCAAGCGCAACATCCAGCCTTTTACTACCAGTCTGTAAATCCCCGCCACCAACTAATCCACTGCCGGCAATAAGGTTGCCGAGTTCACCACCTTCAGCTTGATCACCCGGAGGTAGCTGGCTGAGCTCTCCGTCTACGTATACAAGAGGGAGTTTCTCAGCCATTACTACTACCCAGTTTATTTTATTTTATCCGATAAACTTACTCTGGAGTTCCGGAGTCGCTTGATCCAGTGTCAGTAGGAAGAGGAAGACGAGGATCAATCCAAGCCGTATTTAAAACCCAACCACCGTCTGTGGTGTAGAAATACTTCCAACCAAACCAGTCGTCGGGCTCAGCAACGCCTTCGTGAAGCACTACATTACTTGAGTCGCAATCCATGACGTACATATCAGGATTGCTAGGATCCCCGATGGTGGTCTTATCGGATTCGATAAGAACCTGTTTATCATCTGGAAACAGATAAAGACTGATGTTGGGTGCTTGCGTGTAATCGGCAAGGCGGCAGATTGTTTTCATGGAGCTACGACTCACTTAGTAAATATACTGACTCACAAAGCGTCAGTCAGGTATAAGTCAGTAGAAGATACCGCCCGTCCGATTTTCTGCCAAGCTACCCCTCCAGACC